AAACTCAACAAGTTTTTGAACAATCTGAACAGCAACCACCACAAAACTCTGATTCTCGTGAACAAATACAAAATTCTAAATCAGACCAACCTATATACGATACGGTACGAAGTGGTGAAGGTGGGCGACAGTTAGCCGAAAGAAATGGTTTAACCTTAGAAGAATTATTAGCATTAAATCCAGGCATTGAAACTTCTGTTTTTTATCCTGGTCAGTCATTACGAATTAAATAGAAATTTAGGTATACTAATAGATAATAATCTATAAAAGTAGAACTGGACCATCTACCATTTACTTTGGGATACCAGTTGATGGCAATAGGTTTGACGAAGTGGAACTAGACCTTGTACCTACTGGCTCAGCAAAAATTGCGACATTTGATATAGCAGTTGGGCATTGATTAACAGCATGCATATAATTTGATAATATGGAATATAAACAAAAATGTCTAAGGAGCCTAACATTCTTTCAAGAAAGAATGTTAGGCTCCTTTTATTCAGACAATTTCAGCCACTCCTTGCGATTGCAATAGGACATAGTTTTTACAAAGACAAAATGATAAAGCAAACCGTAAGCTAGCCCCAACATATTTAACAAAATTCTTAAGTAAAGACTTGTTTCTAGCCCAAATATCATAGAAGCTGCCATGATAGCACCAACACAATTAAAAATCGTTTTACTTTTATAAGATGTGCATAAGCCTAAACAAAGTCCTCCTAAAATACCAAGTAGGTTCGTTGGTATATAAAATAACAAGATAGCCGATACTAGAGAACCAATAACGACCCCTATTATTCGTTCTTTTGCTCGTTCAGACAATTTAAACGTATCATACCCAGAAAATAATGACGAACTAGCAAATGTTGCCCACATAAAGCGGTCAATCTGAAGGTGCGTTCCTATAAAAAGTAATAAGCTAATGCCTAAAGCGTAATAACCAAACCAAATATTTCTTTGATTAAAAAAACCATTTTCTGTAACCATCTGTATAAAAGTAATCTCTTGATCCAATTTTTTATGTTTCACATGATAAACAAAAGCTAAAAGTAGATAAGCAAACACTAATACAAAGAAAGTTTGTTCTAATTGCTGAAACGATTGATAGTGAACCGTGCCAACTAAATATAAGTAGGAGAACGTATACAAGCCAGGATTACCCATTTTAGGGTTTTTACCAGTTAAGAAAAACAATGCCAGCAAGCAGATAAAATGAAGGCCCAATTGTAAAAATGATACAGAAATCAGTGAAATTAATGGACTAACACCTAGAATTGTTAACACGATTCCTAAACTAAGCAAGGCCTGTTTTTCCCTGTAGCCATATGAGACGAAACGGATACTCAACAGCAAACAAAATAATACAATTGAAAAAGGCGCTACAGCTTTTCCAAAGAAAAAAGTAATCGTCGACACCCATAAAATCGCAAACGAAACTAATAAGATATCCCTTATTAACAAGGCGCGCCAAAAATATCTCCGCTGTTTTTTAGTATCCGCTTGATGAATTTTTTGTTTTAAAATAAATGGATCTAACTGCAATAATTGATAAAAAGTCACCTAAAATCATCTCCTAAAAATCGACTCTTCTCAATTCATTATTCCAACTTTTCCTTCTATGAAATCAGAAGAAAAGTAGTTGTGACGAACATTTTACTACAACTTTTTTTCTGAATCAATACATGCTTTATTTCTTAATTCAATACCTCTCCCGATACGATTTGCTTACTTCATAAAAAATAAGCCTAGAAAAAATCAAAACGATTAATTCTAGACTCAAACTTAAATAACTGTTGAACAAAAGCTAGCGCTTTTTTACATAAACTTTTCCAACAGATCCATTTCTTTTTCTAATTCTTTTTCATCATACTTGTCATACTTACCAGCTTCGTGTGCAATTTTTTTAATCTCATGAATGGCTTTTTTTTCAACAATCCATTTCTTCATACTATGTTTTTTTGTATCCTCATCTAGCGAGGCCAACTCTTCTAAACTTGCATCCAATTTGTTCAAAACGTCGGCAATTTTTACTAATGCTTGCGCTTCTTTTTCTTCATAGTTTGACATAATAGACACCTCTTCTTAAGTATTTTTCTACTTTAAGTGTACGTCTCTGTCGTTTTATTTGCAACTAATAACTCAACTGCTTCTCAGTACGGAGGATAAGGGATTCGAACCCTTGCACGATGTTACTCGCCTAACGGTTTTCGAGACCGTCCCCTTCAGCCAAACTTGGGTAATCCTCCCTCTACATTCCATCTACAAATGAACATGTAATGAATCAAAAGATAAAAAGCCTAGACCCTTACACAACAAGGATTCTAGGCTCTATCTAAATAAATTATTTAGTTTCACGGTGTAATTTTTCTACAACACCATATTTAGACAGACTAGAACTCACAAGGGTTTGCGTAATATCATTTTAATTCAAATTAGCAAAATAGACTATAACAACAAGATAAAATCTACATCAAAAAATAAAAAAAGGCAAGCGAATAGACATATAAAATATACCGAATAAATAAAAAAATCCCTACCTCTCACAATGAGAAGTAGGGATTCATTATGAACCATACAGGACTCGAATCTGTGACCGAACGGTTATGAGCCGTTTGCTCTAACCAGCTGAGCTAATTTCCTTAAAAATGAAAAAGGATAAGCATCATATGACACTCATCCTTCAAGACAAGAACCCGACGATTGCATGAATTTACTCATGTAGTTTCAGATATTCCAAAACTAACGTCGTTTTTAAGCATTAATTAATACAGTGTACGATTATCCTATTAAGGAAGTAAGAACTTAATCTTATTCGTACCTGATAAATTAATATTATACCCTTCAGTTAGGTATTGTCAACTATTTTATATATTTAACACCAAAAATTTTAGAATTCTTCTCACCAAAAGTCTCTAATCCTGAATATCGATGTTTCTTCAAAGTAGAATAGATACTTGGCTTTGTTTGATTCTCTCCACAAAAATTCATTAAAAATGGTTGAACCGTAAAATCTGCTATTTGTAGACCAGCATCATTTTCTTGTTTTTTTATGAAATCAATACCAGTAATGTTGCTTTGTAAGTCTAATCCTCTATATATTTTTGTTCCATGGGCTATTATTTTATAAAACTGTTTTTTTAGTTTATTGTCTGCATGATTACCACTTTTTGACGCTCTACTTTCGAATATGATATTGCCTGTTGCATTGTGCCATTTTAAAAAGCAATTATAATTATCAATGATTTCAGTCATACATATAAAATCTCCAGTATAATTACTACTACCTTTAAATACTTTATATGTTTCCTCTAAATCTGTAAGATTTATAACTGCTCCAAAAATAACTAACTTTCTGCATTCAATGATATTCCCAATACCATTAAAAGCTTTGCGAATATTTGCTTTTTTATTAAATATTTGATATTCAGGTATATCACTTGATCTTGCTCTTCGAATTTCAGTAGAGTGTAATACAACATTTTTAGCGTTTACATATTTTATTTTATCTCCCCAAAGAGAGATTTTGAGCTCGCCCAAATTTTTACGCATATTGTATAACTCACTTTCATGGACAGCTACCCCACATATTCCATATATCTTTTCTCTAGTATTTTTATCTGTAAAAATACACTCATCTAAGTAAAGAGAATACTTACCACCTTTTATCACAAATTATTCCCCCTCACTGTAGTCATAACTTGTATTCCAGTAAATATATATTTAACAATATCATTATCCATAAAATTCGTCAATAAACAAATAAACAACCACGTTATTTAGAAGAAGTGGTCTTCGTGATAAATAAGATTATATAATATGTAAAAAGATGCCGCCTCGTTTGGGAAAGGTGGCAAGAGGTAATAATGAAAAATAAAATTGTTTGGTAAAGACATTTTACCGCTTTCTTTTTTGAATTTCAACAAAAAATGCACCTATCTTAGGACTTGGAAAAGATAGGTGCACCCTTCTTTTACTCTCATAAAAGAAGGTCAAATATGGAAATATCAAAAGGTAACTATATTTTAAATCAGATATTTTTTATTTTCAACCGATTTTGCAAAAAATCAATAGCTCAATGTTTGACCAGAATAAATCAAGTTAGGATTTGCTAATCCGTTTAATGCAGCTAAGGTTTGATAAGTCGTACCAAGCTTAGCTGCAATACTTGATAAATTATCACCGTATTGAACTGTGTAAATGTTGCTTACTACTGATCCATTTACTTTCAAAATTTGGCCAGGGTAAATAAGATTTGGATTTGTCAATCCATTTAATGCAGCCAATCTTTGATAGTTTGTTCCGTATTGATAAGCAATGCTTGATAATGTTTCGCCGTATTGTACCACATGAGTCGCTTCTGGTTGTTTATCAGGAACAGTTGCCGCATCTGGCAATAATTCAATATCGCCTTTACTAATCCATGACATGATACCTTCAAGCAATACTCTGCTTCCAGTTACTTCTTGTACTTTATAGCTGTTTCCTTTTACCCATTGCGGAATAGCTTCACCAGTTGCCCATGCATCTACATTAAATTTCACTTTGACGGTATCACCGACTTTAACTGCAGAAGTAGGTGTTTTATCTACTTCTTTACCTTCCTCAATAGCTGGTGTGTCCGTTTCTGGTTTGTCAGTAGCCGTATATCCGTTATCCGTTATTCCTGTTAAATCTACGTTACCATCTAAACCACCTGCAATATAAGCGGATGTGAATTGCCAAATGCCAATACCATCCATGCTTGGGAAATAAGCATACAATGGATATGGTGACACACCATCGATAGGATACGCAGCAATCCATAAAGAGTTAGGAAACTCTTTGATGATTTGTTGATAGTTTACATGATTTAGTGTAAATGGCTTATAGCTGTAATACATTGGAGTATAGCCAGCCTGTTTGATTCTGCGCATACCGTACAAAATTGTCTCTGTATTTGCTGCTTTTTCGGCATCTGAACTTACATATCCTCCATATCCATCTGGAACACTAGCCAACGCTCCATGTTCAAAATCTAATGCAACGATGGAATTTTTAGGCGTTTGAATACGTGGCAAAAAGTAATCCATTGTTGTTTTCGCAATGTCCATGTTTCCCCAAGTGTCATACCAAATATAGGTATGCGCACGTTTACCTTGTGCAATAGCACTCGCTACTTGTGATTTATATGTGTATTGTTCATAAATACCGCTAGCATTGTAGCCACCAATCTGGGCAATAGCGAATTTATCATGTGCATAGCCAAAACGGCCTTGTTCGCCTTGATAAATCGCCCAGTCAACGCCTTGATCACCTTTTGCAGCGAATACATTTAAAGGCATAAAAAATAGAGCGACTAGCGCTCCTGCTAAAATTTTCTTTTTCATTTTTATTTCTCCTTGTCTTTTAAGTTATATGCTGACACGCCTGTTACAACTCCTAAAAATGCTGATACAGCGTTAATAGTCAACACTGCCGTATCTGTTTGTTGCCACCCATAAGCTTTACCTAACGTTGCTACTAAAACAGATCCCGCAGGAAGCACCGTAAGTACTCCCCATTTGATAATTTTGTAATACTTGTCTGGTAGTATCATCCTTACACACCTCCTAAATATTTTGTAAATAAATAGACAACTACTGACACTCCTATGCCAGCAATTGTCCGCCAAGTCCATTTTTGATTTTCTTTTATTTCTTTGATGTCTTCTACATTATTTTTAGCAATAGAAAAAGCATGATCAGCCTTTTCTTTAGCATCTTCTGTTTTTTCCCTTAGCAATTCGTAGTTATCAAGTTTTGTTTCAATACGTACAAGGCGCTCGACCATATCCTGAACAAGTTCATCTTTCACATAAGTTTCCTTCTTCCTATTTTTCAGCACTTTGCAATTCTTTAATGACTAACGATCTAATTTGTGTCCTAAAAATATTTTTACCCTCTCGGACACTTAGCTCAAAATTGAGAACATCACCTTCGTTAACCGCCATTGTTTTTTGTCCAAACACACCGTTGTGCAAGTTTAAAGTTTGGCCTGAAGGCGTACCAATATTTGCAAAATCGTAGGTTGTAGTGCCTTTTCTCAAACGGCAATAAGCATAGTCTGTGCTTCCTGCCCCATGAAACTTCACCACCCCTGAAAAATTCAAGACTGTATCTCTCAACACTGTAATCGTTGTTCGATCTGCACTGATAGTGAAAGGCAAATCAGAAAGCGACTGGCTATTAGCTTTAGCAAAAATCGGACCTAGTCTATATCTGTAACCTTCTGTGGCATTTGAACCTTCTTCTCCTTCTGATAGATAAATTTCAGATGGTTTAGGAGTGTTTATGAAAGCTTCTATTTCTGTAAAATTAGTGTTTAAATCATCTTGTGCATTTAGTTGACCACGTTCAAAATTTGTTTTCATCTAATTCGACTCCTTAATTTTAATTTGTACGCTCTTATTTCCTTCATTTAATAAATATACAAACGGACTAACTTCACTGATTTTAGGAGCTGACATTTTCCAATCGGTAGGCACTTTCACCGTAATAGCGTTTTTTGTTGGATAACCGATTTTATTCGGTATAGTTTCTGGAATGTCGCCTAACCAGTTCTCCTCTCCTAACGGTGTAATACCAAAACCATTTATTAAAGCCAGCACTTCAACAATTGGGTAATCAAAAGGCAAATCATTTTTTGCGAATAGCAGTTGATCTGGTGTTAAACTTGTGATTTGTTTCTGTAGATTTAAAGCTACATCGCCCTCCATCGATTGAGAGATACTCTCTAAAAACGCCTGCCAATCTGCTTGTGCTTGTTGTATATATTCGTTTCCTTTGGTAAGGATTGCTTGCATATCTGCTTCAAATTTTACTTTTTCATCTTCTGTGTATTGGTTCATCTTATCAATAATCGCTTTTAATAGAGCTGTGTATTGATCTTCTAACCCTGAAACATTGACTTTTTGAAACGGCGATGAATAACCACACACTTTTTCGTCTGCCCGTTTATCTGTGATTAAATCACCTGTAATACTAGAAACATTTCGGGGCACTCTTATTGTGGCTAACTGTAGCTCATAGACATCCGATGTACGGGTTACTGTCGTATCGTTCTTTTTAACAGCTAAAAACACATCACGTACACTTTTATCCATTCGGACCACAATACTGTCTGTT